ATTCACGCTACGATATTTCAATAGAAGAAAACCACATTGGTAATGTGGAAACCTGGGGGCAGTACCCAGTCGTAGCTCCATATAACACACGGTGGGCAGGAAAGATATGCACCACTCCTACAAAGTGGACTAAAGAGGGGCAGTACCTCTACCGTGTACCATGAACGTCCCTGTAGTGTAGATGGAAAACATCACAGATTGCGAATCTGTAGATCGGTGGTTCAAGTCCACCCAGGGACACCAAAGCGATTGGAAGTGTAACCGGACAAGCGTACCGGAACTGAGTGCTAACCAGATTGACGCTAAACACGTTGGGGTGCAAGTCCTCACACTTCCGCCATAAGAATGCCGTGGGTTTGAGACCGAAGCGAGTGAGTGCGGGAAGGGGGACCAGATTGAACCCTACCTACGGCAGGTTTTCGGAAAGCAAACAGGGCAAGCGCACCTGGACCGTCTCGAAAACGGATTGACGCTAACCACGTTGGGGTGCAAGTCCTCTACTTTCCGCCATAAGTTTATTGGAAGAGTGACCGAGAGGCTAAAGGTGCTCCCCTGGAAAGGGATGCGGTTACGGCCACGCAGGTTCGAATCCTGTCTCTTCCGCCATTTGGAGAATATTATGAGAATAAATTGGGAAGAATTGGGGTTGGCCTGGTTGATTGCCGTGGGAATTTCCGCTCTCATCACCTGCTTCCTAGAAAAATAAGATGGAAGTGTAACTAGGCAAGCGTACTAGACTCGCCTTGAAAGCGATGGGACGGTGAAAGCCGTTGGGGTGCAAGTCCTCACACTTCCGCCATTTGGAGAGACATATGAAGAAGACATATCTAGAACTCTTGGCTGAAATATCTCAGCAGCATACAAGTGCTGATACGTCATTGAATCAGGTTTCAAGTGGTATCAGACACGCAGCATCAGGGGGATTGATAAAACCCCATTCTACGAATGTGGATGTTGGGGGTGGTAAGTATGATGCGGGGAAACATCACGTAGAGAAGTCAGTAGAGGGATCGTCTTTGCATGTATATGATCCCTACAATAGAGCAGAATCGCACAACATAGAAGTCTTACATAATCACGAAGGTAAAGCAGATTATGTGGGATTACATAATGTCCTCAATGTCATTAAGGAACCGGAGAATCGGGCAGAGGCATTACACACGGTGAAGAAATTTATGAAGCCTGGGGGAACCGCGCACATTACGACATACGAAGGGGACAAGAGTGGCACGGGTCGAATGAGTAAGCAAGATAAGGGACGCGGCTCGTCATGGCAGAATCATCGTTCGACAAAGAGTTATGTACCGGAAGTGCAGACCGCATTTCCAAACCATCGTGTTCATGTGCAAGGGAAGCATATTATCATATCGCCATCGTGATGAGGTACCATGAGATTTGAATTCTCCGCAGAGGAAATGAAGAAAGTCCTCACACTTCCTCAATTTTGGAGTTATAATGGGTTACTGGCTATCAGAGTTTGACAGAATAGAACGCTACGCAAAAGCATGGGGCATTTCAGTTGAACATGCGCGAATTTATTTCCAACAGCCAGAACTCAGACGGTATTTTGAAGAGTCAGTGAAATTTCTAACAGTGCAAGGGTACCATGAGATTTGAATTATCTGATGATGACTGTAAAAGGATCAATGCGTTTATTCGTGAGCAGGATAAGGTGACCGGTGGGGAGTATGGAGCAATCGGAGGGGCATACACCTATCACTTCACTCCAACATCACTTGGAGTAGCAGTTGTGATTGAAAATACGGTGACGAAAGCAGAATTGGATCTCACTGATTATGATAGTTGGTAATGTAACAATATAACGGGGGTGAATTAGGATCGACAGAGGCGTATAGAGAAGAACAGGACATGCCGAGGACCAGGACCTCGTTAATACTTGGAAAAACCGAATTGTCGAACAACAGTTTGCAATGGCAGCTTAATCCGCTGCCCGTTGAACTACCGATGGGCTCCTGTAGGTAGGGAAGCGTCATTCTAGGAGGCAAGTGATAAGGCTAGCATCTGGTTGAGTGTGTAGCCGCCAGTCAATTAACCGTACTCACATACAGTGCCATCCTGTATGTGAAAGTAGAAAAGAATGGCTAGCATGAAAATCCAACTTTGACATTGCTTTTGGACCTGGGCTGCGATGCCCTGCACCTCCACCAAATAGAACTCATCCACCATGCGTGGAAGTGAGCAACGGGACCCTCAAGTTGGGGGTCCTAGCAATTACGCTCCCATAGACTACTGGCTAGGTCGCTAGCTTCTCAAGCTGGAAGATCGGGATCGATACCCGATGGGAGCACCAAATATGTCCTTGTGGGCCAACTGAACGGTCACCTGCCTTCTAAGCAGGATTATGTGGGTTTGAGTCCCACCGAGGACACCATAACGCCGCTGTAGTCCAATTGTATAAGACGCCTCTCTCCTAAAGAGGAAATTGTGGGTTAGAATCCCACCAGTGGCACCAAAGGATATCATGAAATTTTTTGATGAGCGAGAACGCAGGGACCCCAGCGAACATCAGGATATTATTTTTGTGTTTGGGTCCAATCTAGCAGGTCGCCATGGCGCAGGAGCCGCCCTATTCGCTCGCTATTGGTATGGAGCACAATTGCGTATTGGTGTTGGACGCACGGGACAGTCGTATGCGATTCCTACGAAGGATGCAGAACTCAATGTGCTGACATTAGATGTTATTCGTTTGCATGTGTGGTTGTTTCTAGACTATGCCAAGAAGCATCCAGAGGAAGAGTTTTTTGTGACACGAATCGGATGCGGTTATGCGGGATACAGTAATCCAGACATTGCCCCCATGTTTCGTGGCGCACCTGAGAATTGTATGTTTGAACAGTCGTGGAAAGAATTTTTAGAATAACTCCCTGTGATGGCAATTGGACGCCGACCTCGCTTCGAACGAGGGCTTTATATGCAGGTTCGAATCCTGTCAGGGAGACCAAATAAAGGACCCTTAGTACATTAGCAGGACACCGCATTGACATTGCGGAGAGACAGGAGCATAACCTGTAGGGTCCACCATAACGCACCGCAAGCTTTAATAGTGAAGCTCTTGGCTTTTAACCATGAGAACACGGGGCAGTACCGTGGCGGTGCACCAATCCCCAATCAAATCAACCACTTATCACCCACTTGACAAACCACCCCGATTCTGTTATAATCTGTTCATGGAATACAAAAGCCGCTACGATGACCCAGAGTACCAGGAGAGAGTGTCAAATCAGATGCTCGCCACCCCCACACTTGAGATAGCTTGCCGTGCCATTATCGACCTTCGGGCCGAATTAATGGAAAGGGGCACCCTCCTCGGAAAAGCTAATGCTAAGATATCAGACCTTCAAAAAGATTCAGATGAGTTGAATGCCTCAAAAAGACTTATCATGAATATGTTTACTGGTGGGAAATTATTCCCAGGAGAACGAACATGATCGAAAAGACATTCCCTACATTATACGGGGTTTCTTCAAAGGGTGTGACGAAGGTGTGGGCAATTCGAGTGCTTGCAGTCGATAAGAACGCTGATGCTGTAGTGATTAAGGTTACACATGGACAGCTTAATGGTAAGATGCAAGTGTCTCCCGAAACAATTCGTGAGGGAAAGAACATCGGAAAAGCCAATGAGACAACGGCATATCAGCAAGCCTGCCTGGAAGCTGAATCGAAATGGAAGAAACAACATGATAAGAATTATACTGAGCACTTGCCTGCGATTGACGCGGGGATGGGAAAGATCACCCTCAAGCTTCTGCCTATGCTGGCACAGAAGTTCAAAGAACGCAAGCACAAGATTGTCTGGCCAGCCTATGTGCAACCGAAGCTGAATGGGGTTCGTTGTCTCGTTGAACGGAAGAATGGAAAGATCACGTATTGGTCGCGCAAATCGAAGCAGTACAAGAATTTTAATCTTTTCATGGATCAGGAATTTCTCAGCATCATGGAAGATGGAGAAATCCTTGATGGGGAAATGTACAATCACGGCGAGGTCACATTCCAAGAGTTGATGTCTCTTATCAAGGACGAAAAGCACCCTGAGATCGACAAACTCAAAAAGTATGTGAAGTTTCATTGCTATGATCGTCCAAGTGCGAAAGGTGGATTCAAAGATCGTTTTGATAGTCTGGAATGGATGAACTGGGTTGATGATGTTATTCAGGGACTTGAGTATTTCAGAATAGTTGACACCTCCAAAGTTCATAATGAAGCAGAAATGCTACATAAGCACGAAGTATTCACCGCCGATGCTTATGAAGGCACGATGGTTCGCTCAGGCGGCGACGAACCCTACAATTTCCAGTACCGAGACAATCAATTGCAGAAGTACAAGGATTTTCTGGATGATGAATTCAAGATCGTCGGAGCAAAAGAGGGAGTTGGATCAGCAGAAGGACAAGCGACTCTCCGTTGTGTGACGAAGGGGGGAAAAGAATTCGATGTCCGTTGCAAGGGGGAAAACGCAGTCCGAGAAGAACAATGGCAGAATTGGAAGTCCTATATAGGGAAAGAGTTGACAGTGCGTTATCAAACGCTGAGTGATGAAGGTATTCCGATTTTCCCAGTGGGGATTGCAATCCGAGATTATGAATAACGACGAACGAGACCTGCTGAATACATATGGGCCCGAAGCAATCTATGGGCCTAGTAGCATGGTAACGATCCAGGAGTTGAGAGACGTGTTGGATTCTGGGTATTGTCCACAGGGACCCTGGAGAACAGATTTGCTAGAGGGGGTTCGGATGTTGAAGAAAGCACCGGCCTGTCCAGTCCACGCTCGAAACGGATTGGCACTCTGCAACAAATGCTGCAAGACGATTCTGTGTATGAAGTGTGATGACATTAGGTGTCAATGTGAATTTATCATGTGAGGTATAGAATGAATGTGGAAGAAAATGAGATCCAGGATCTGAAGGACGACTTGGCGGCTGCACTCAAAGAGAATGCGGTTCTCCAGGCCGAACTTCAAGAGGCTTACCGAGATAGAGGCCTAGAATATGTTGATAATGATAAACCGGTGTTTGAGCAAATGAAGCAGGAACTTGGTTTGTCACATAGAACGATAGGCCAGTTGAAAACAGACCTCGACAACGAGAGGAAATACTATGCGAGTAGCGGTGCCGATTTGATGAGGGCGCTATCAATTCTTAAAAATCTACACTTGAATGGAAAGCCCTCGTGGAGGTTTTTCGAAACGAAGACTGGACAAGATGAATTGTCGTGGGCTAGTGAAAAGCTCAACACACAGATGAGTAAATTTTTTAAGGAGTATGGAGGATAAATCATGATTGATACCAGTGCATACAAGGCATTTGCTCAGACAGAAACCATTTCGGATCTCGATATGAGATTGGAATGGAATCGAATTGGAGACCACCTGAAAGTGGTGCTAGCTAATGGTACACTCTTGTATCAAAGTTCTATTGGCTATGCGTCTCCGCAGTTGTCGGCACGGCAAGTGAAGTGGATTCAGGAGGACTATAACCGAAAGAAGAAAAATTATGTCTTCAAACCCTGACTACCTGCCCATTCCCTTTGCAGAGTGGTATGAGACGAATAAGAAGGAATTGAAAGCCGAACATGCGCTCTCCAACAAAGAGAATAATACGAAGTGCGACGTGTGCAATGGTAAGGGATATCGGGAATGTGATTTGGGACACGAACATGAATGCGGTGAGTGTTATGGAGAGGGAACCATTGATTTGCTGTTTGAGTTTGCGTCCACATCATACATCAATCAGCGTGACGCCGACAAAGTGAAGTATCTTCGATATCAGAAGGAGATGGAAAATGCCAGCTAACGTCTTACAGTCAACGAATGCGCCAATCAAGATTTGGTCTCCAATTCACGAAGTCGAATCTTCGGCACTGGACCAACTCAAGAATACTGCCAGTTTGCCATTTATTTTTAAGCATGTGGCTGTAATGCCCGATGTCCATTATGGAATCGGCGCAACCGTGGGATCTGTTGTGGCAACCAAGGGCGCAATTGTTCCCGCCTGTGTGGGGGTCGATATCGGCTGCGGCATGATGGCTGCAAAGATGCCATTCAAGTCTAAGCGTTTGCCTGATAACTTGCAGGGCTTGTTTGACTCGATATCGAAGGCGGTACCGGTTGGACAGGATATGCACAACTCTGCGGTGGTACCGTTGTGCATGGTAGGTTATGAGTGGTTGCCTGAGAAGATTCAGGACGATCCTATGCGTGTTGTTAAGCAGATGGGAACGCTGGGTGGGGGGAACCACTTCATCGAGGTGTGTCTGGACCTTGAAGAGAATGTCTGGGTGATGTTGCACTCTGGTTCGCGTGGAATCGGCAACAAGATCGGGAACTATTATATCGATCAGGCGAAGAAGATCATGGATGTCGAGCAAGTCAAGTTGCTGGACCCAAACCTCGCCTATTTGCATGATGGGACAGAAATATTCAATGAGTATTGGCGCGACTTGCAGTGGGCCCAGAGATACGCCATGAAGAACCGCGAGACGATGATGGCGTTGGTCATGTGCTCCATTGCAGAGGTGATTTTTGGTGATGCGAACACTGTCATTGCACCTGAACTGACTATTTCATGCCACCATAACTATGCAGAGAGGGAGGATCATTTTGGGGAAAATGTTATTGTTACGCGCAAAGGAGCCGTTCGTGCTCGCGTGGGTGATATGGGCATTATTCCTGGATCGATGGGCACCCGCTCATATATCGTTGAAGGCCTGGGAAACAGCGAGTCGTTCTGTTCGTGCTCACACGGCGCAGGTCGTGTTATGTCACGAGGCAAGGCGAAGAAAGCGTTTACCCTAGAGGATGTCGAGAAGCAGACCGCAGGTATTATGTGCCGTAAGGATGCTGGGATTATTGACGAATTGCCTGGTGCATACAAGTCGATTGATACTGTAATGGAAAATCAATCGGATCTTGTGAAGATCGTAGCACAGTTACGCCAAGTTCTTTGTGTGAAGGGATGAACTTGGTCATCGAAACTCAAGTTGAGGGTGAATGGAAACGGATAAAGGAGTAATTATGCCACTGAAAGATGCACCACAAATTAACTCAGAAGATTATGCAGCCTGTACGCGAGAAGGCCTCTTACAGATCATTCAAGACTTGACAACGAAGGCTTATCATAATCGGCAGTTGTTTGAGTATTCTTGCATGGAACATGTGTATGATTTTCGAGAAGTGGAAATAGAATTGTCCAGGGCGGGAATTCCAGAAGATGATGGGTATAGTTGTTATTCTCCAGGTCAACGAGTCGCACTCTTAGCAAAAAAAGTAACAAAGGAGCAAGTATAATGGAACTAGATCCCTATTTAATGAATCGCCTGGGAAATTGCCAAAACAGGTATCAGAAATTTCACACGTTTAGGCGAGTCGTCTGTGTCTGTTCAGCAGGATTATTACGTTCGCCCACAGCGGCGTTTGTCCTTTCCCAGGAGCCATTCAACTGCAACACACGAGCCGTTGGATTGGTTCCAGAATTTGCACTGGTCCCATTAGATCAGGTGTTACTGGAATGGGCTGATGAATTTGTGTGTATGACGCAAGACCAACAGGAAGCCGTTCAGGAAATGGTCAAATCTATAAGTCTCCCCACTCCAGTTATTTGCCTCGATATTCCAGATAATTTTTCATACCGAGATCCTGAGTTGATGCGTATGATTGTCGAACGATACGCCAAGGCACATGAAAAGGATGCTAAATAGTCATACTATGGCACAAGGCGACCCAATAGTATTCACAATCCGAGATCGTATGGGATGGATCTGTCCAAAGTGTAACAGGAGTAACTCGCCTGATAATTCGACATGCCAATGTAATGGATATTTTATCAACTACCCACCCGTGATTGATAAGCCATGCGAAACCAATCTTCCAGATCCAGCATTCAGACCAACGTGCAAATAATTCATCTTGCATTTTTGCGATGGGTGTGATATAATGATGGACACAATAATTGAGGAGTAATGATGAGTATTAATAGACCACAGACAACTTCAGATCGAGTGAACCAGCTTCTGTCTAAGTCAGAACCTTCATTCACCGGTCAACCCGTGCTCACCCAACTTGATATGGGATTGGCTCTGAATTGGTACTCCCAAAACCGAGAGAAAGAACACTCCCACAAGTATCTCACCGAATATTGCAAAGAACAGAATATTAAAGTCAAAGCACGTCAAATTGAGGCGCAAGTATCCACATTGGGATTCATCTGCCGCATGATATCCCGTGGTGCACGTCTTGATATGAAGTCCACCGGATGGGTCAACCGACACATCGCTGATATGGTGGCATTTGTGGGTGTGTTGCTTGAGGACCCCAAAGAGACACCCGCCGCTCCCCCAAAACCAGCCACAATCCAAGACCGACTTAGAGCCAAATCCAGTGAAATTATTGGCAAATTGGAAGGTGTGGTAGATGAGTTTATCTTATCGGATTTTAAGAAAGTCCCCGATACGCTAGAATTAATGCGAACGCACGGAGCCATTGGTGCACATGGGCCCAATATCGTCAATGTCTTTAAGCATTTCCGCGATGAATTTCGTCTGGCGATTTCGGGGAAAGATGCACAACTCACCGAGGGGTATGCCAATTATACTTCAGCCCAGATGAAAAAGATGGAAGTTCTTTATGACCAGATCATCTCAGATGCGCTCACTGTGATGGGGGATGCCATTGCCAACCGAGCACCCCGCACCAAGAAAATTAAGTCTCCTGAAAAGCAAGTTAAGTCCCTAAAGTTCTCAGAAGAAGATCCTGAACTCCATATCAAGTCCATCCCTCCCACTCGTATAGTTGGCGCAGAAGGTCTCTGGTCCTATCATCGTCCCACTCGCATGTTGAGCTACTACGTGGCGGATGATGCCTCAGGCTTGGGAGTCAAGGGCTGTACACTCACCAATTATTCCAAGACTAAATCCCGCACCAAGAAACTTCGCAAGCCCGAAGAGATATTACCCCAGATCTTATCGGGTGGGAAATTGTATCTGAGGAAGATCATGGATTCACTGACTACGAAGGATGCCAAAGTGACTGGACGACTAAATAGTGAAACCTTATTAGTGAGGGCAATAGTATAATCATGATACTCGTGGATTTCAGCAATCTTGCATACGCCTGTATATTGGAAAATCTGGCTACAACTAAGAAAACTCAGGCCGATATTACTATTGTACGGCAAATGTTGTTATTCTCATTGCGCTCTAATGTGAAGAGATTCAAGCGCGAATATGGTGAGGTAGTGATATGTTATGACGCCGACACTTACTGGCGCACGGACATATTCCCCCACTATAAATATAAGCGCAAAAAGGATCGGGAGAATTCGGCGCTCAACTGGGCCTCCATCCACACATGTCTCGATGCGCTCAAGGCGGAATTCAAAGCGAATCTCATGTATAAGGTGCTTTCGGTTGAGAGATGCGAGGCCGACGACATTATTGGGTATCTTTCGCATGTTCATGGGCCCACGTCAAAGATCATGATTATCTCTGGCGACAAGGATTTCGCACAACTTCAAGTCCATGCTCACGTCCATCAGTATTCACCAACACTCAAGAAATTGATCCGAGATGAATTCCCAAAGATTACACTCAAGCAACAGATCATCCGTGGTGATTTTGGAGATGGGGTGCCTAACATACTTTCACCAGATGATGTGTTTGTGGTGGGTGGGCGACAGAAGCCCATCATGGAGAAGAAGTTAATCGGTTGGCTCAATATGCCAATCGAGTCCTTCTGTACAGAAGGCGAGATGCTAAAGAATTTCAAGCGCAATGAGATTTTGATTGACCTGCGGAATATTCCAGTGGAAGTCAAACAGCGAATAGGCTATGCCTACGAGACCACCAATCCAGCCGGTCGTGGTGCCTTCTTGAATTACCTGATAATGAGTGGGTTGAAGGATCTAGCCGCGTCGGTAGAAGATTTTTAATGGCAGTTTAACAGTTCCACGAAGGAGAATTATGAACTATGCGTCCGTGTTATTCAGTGAGATATTTCAAGAGTTTGACAAAGTAAAGAACCGCGAACAACGCATTGCCGTATTGCAGAAATATGGACAAAACCCCTGGTTTAGGGAATTTCTTAATTATGCGTTCAACCCCAGGATCATCTTTGACATCATAAAGATCCCCACCTATAAGGCAGCAGTGGAACCCGCAGGCTTATGCTATTCCACTCTCAGTAATGAGATGCGTCGGCTCTACATTTTTATTTTGGGACACCCGAAACGCACAGCCAAGCTGGACGCAAAAAAGGAAGAGCGTATCCTCAGTGTATTACTGGGATCGATTCATAAAGACGAAGCCGCCTTGCTGGTGAAGTGCTTCAAGAAGGATCTGGGTGTGAAGTATCTCACTCCATCCCTGGTGAAGGAAGCATTTCCCAAGATGCCTTTCGTCCTGGAAGTTGAGCCTCCTGTCGTGAAAGATGCGTTTGGACATATCACGAAGGAAGTGGTTGATGGAAGTCTTCATGTGAAAAAGATTAAAACCACGGGCGCAACCATAAAGGTGTAATCATGGATACTATTGAAGTGAAGTTGGTGAAGTTAAATGATGGTCGCTATGCACTCAAGTATCCTAAGACTCCTGTGATCTATGATATGGAGGGATACTACTTCACACCTACGACGATGGATGTGAAAATTAAATTGACTGCCGAGCAAGTGGACGCCTTGGTGCCCAAGGAATAATTATGTTCGTGATATATCAAATAACCAATATGCTCAATGGGGAATCATAACGTATGAGTTTTGGTATTGTGACCCCCACCGTGGGGACTAAATTTTTGAGACAGTGCGTTGAGTCCGTTAGGGGACAAGATTGTTTGCATTATCTTTGGGTGGATGGAACCCAACATAGAGAGAAAGTGGATTCGATACTCGATACATGCCGACATGACAACTTACGAGTAAACTATTTGGATGAGAATGTGGGGAGAAGTGGTGGTGAATTTTATGGTCACCGTGTGTATGCCGCCTGTCCATTTCTCATAAATACGGATTACATTAGTTTTTTGGATGAGGATAATTGGGTGGACCCGAATCACATTGAATCTTTCCGTAGTCTTATAGTAGAGAATAGACACCAATGGATGTATTCTCTACGAAAGATTGTAAATGAAGCAGGCGAATACATTTGTGATGACAACTGTGAAAGTCTTGGGCATTGGCCTGTGCAATTTGACAAATCTCGATTCCATATAGATACTGGGTGCTTTGCTATTCCCAGGAATTTGCTTGTGAAGATTTCTCATAATTGGATGGGGGGATGGGGGCAAGATCGAGAGTTTTTTGCAGCCATGAAATCCGCAGCACCAGATTTTGGGTGCACCATGAAACACACAATGAATTATAGAATGGGTAGTGAAACGAGCAGGGCGACCACAGAAATGTTTTTACAAGGCAACAAAATATCTTGGCAAGCCTACACTGGCGAGAGGAACTACCCTTGGCACGAACAAAGAAACCCGAACACCAAGCAGTCGATGTCGTTCCTGTACCAAACCACGAGTCAGAGACAACCATCATAGTCCAAGAACCCTTGGCTGATTCTGACATGATTGGGCAGGGTTTGTTGACTCACCACACACATTTTCTCACGGGAGAAATTGGTTATGAAAATGTGGGACGAGCGATACAATGGATTGTCTTTGAACACACGAACGCAGAGCCCCCCCATCACCTGAACCTCTATATTAATTCTGGGGGAGGTGATCTATACGGCGCGTTCGCTCTGGTGGATATCATAATGACTTCCAAGATTCCTGTCTATACGATAGGCATTGGAAACATCATGTCCGCAGCCGCACTGATATTTGCGTGTGGTGAACCAGGACATCGATATGTTGCCGCGCACACGGGTGTTATGATGCACGAATTTTATTCAGATATGGAGGGGAAAGAGCACGAACTGAAAGCGTCTATGATTGAACTGGGTTATTGCCGAGCCCGTGTCAACAATATATTAACGAAGCGTTGTGGCATCACCGAGAAGAAAATCAAAGAGAAGTTATTGCAAGCATCTGATGTGTGGCTCACCGCAGAGGAAGCCATAAAGTATAAAATAGCCGACCACATTCTCAACAAAATCCTATAGGAGGACAATCATGTTTCAGTCGAGACAGTTAGAGAAGCCAGCGCCCAAGACGAAATTTAGGAAGCAGGCAGAAGAAGAAGTGCGAGACACCCAGAAGAAGAAGCAGCAACAGAAGCGGATGGCAGTACAACGTGGCTACGATATGTGGTCGGAGGATTCTGAAAATGGATGCTAAGTATGAAGCACTGATAATCGAAGCAAAGATACGAATTAAAGATGCCGAATCGGAATTACTTCGTGCCAGAGGATGGCTCAAAAGCATTGAAGCCGAAGCCCAGCGGGGTAAGACAAAGAAGGTCTCTGAGGGATCTATCGATACCCGCACTCTCCTGAATGGCTAATATGGCGAACAAAGCACTTCCGGTGGTGGATTGTAGAGGACTCATATGTCCCATGCCAATCATCCAAGTTCGCCTCAGGTTGAACGTAATGAAAAAAGACGATGAATTGCTCATCTATGCTGATGACCCCACATTTGAGTCTGAATTTGGTCGTTTCTGCCAACTTGCCGATATTTCGCTCATTTCTAAGCAGGAATGTGGTGGATTTCAAAGCTACCACATCAGGGTTCTTGTATAACCCAACAAAAACAACAACTTATATACCCCTTGACTTCTCAGATAGTTTGCGGTATACTCATATTGTGAGAACAAGGAGAATACCATGAGAATCACCGAGAAAGCCAGAGTCTTCGCCACTGCCGCCCATGCTGCGGTTGGGCAATTTCGAAAATATACTGGAGAGGCCTATATCCATCACCCAGCGATGGTCGCTGATATTGTCGCCAACGTGGGTGGAACAGATGAGATGATTGCTGCCGCATTTCTCCATGACGTGCTGGAGGATACGAAGGTCACCGTTGATGTACTCCGCACTGAGTTTGGGGATGAGGTTGCCAATTTGGTTCTTTGGCTCACAAAAGTGGGAGAAGAGCATCACGGAAATCGAGCCGCTCGTAAGGCCCTGGATTGTGAGTATTTGGCGCTGGCTCCAGCCGAGGTTCACACGATCAAATTGGCGGACTTGATTGCAAATACACCCAGCATCGTGGAGCATGATCCTAAGTTTGCGAAGGTCTATGTACCAGAGAAATTGGCTCTCTTGGAAGTTTTGACCAAGGGGAATGTTGATTTGCGAAATCGTGCGTATGAACTTTGTTGGGAGGCATTATGATATATGTACTCTACTATTTCGTAGGGTGTCTGGCTCTCCTTGCCGCCTACATGTTTGGGGTTTGGGAAGAGCGCAAGTATGGGTCTGCTGCCGCACAAAAAGAACTTGACAAACAGGTGTCAGAGTATTATACTGAGAAAGAAGCCTGGGATGCAGTTGAATCTGCTGCGTTGGTCCTGGATCATGAACCGGCCAGCAAACGAATCAAGAATTATGGCCATTTGCGATTGGTGAAATAATGAAAAGCAGATACCAGACGAAGTGTACAGATTGGAGAAAATAAGTATGCCAACATTTCAAGTGACCACCGCCACCGTGTTTCAGTTTGAAGCCCAGAATGCTGAACAGGCAAAGTGGTTAGTCCAAAATGGTGAGATGCCTTCAAATCACACCATGGAAGACGCCTATATCATTGCTGTGGAGAATGTGACCAGTGAATAAGTATAAAACCATGGAAGACCACATTAAAGCAATCCGAGCGATGGCAAAAAAGAAAGGAGTGTCCGTTACCGTGGCTGCACAGAAGAGACCCAAGCCGACGCGGGGGCACCCCAGGCACGATGAACACCTGGAAGAAATTCCTCTGTTGGAACAGGGTGAGGATTTGGATAAGATCTACGTGAAATTTGCCGTGAATGATGCGGATGATATTGCGGACATTACCAGTGGCCGTATTGGAGTGGAGGAGGCTTAATTATGGAATACCTCATTAAAGTTGATGATGGAAACACTTTTTGCGGTAATCTCATTCATTGGGGGGATTGTTTCTTCAGCTTCTCGGATGATGAGACCGATGAAGAAAAAATTGACGAAATAACACACTGGTGTGCAGCGCACTCGTACAAACTCGAAATCAATGATAAGTTAGTGGTCTCCAGTATCGGGGTTGGGGATTGGGTTCGCGTATCAGGAGTTGGAATCGGTGAAATTGTGGCTGTGGATCTGACTCGTAGAGAAGACTATTATGAGATTTGCATGGTAGATCTAGACGGTGGGATGTGGACCGATTGGTATCCTGAGACATTTATTCGTGAAGTGCGGAAGTCGAATAAGTAGTTAATGTGCTCAACGTGAAAGGAGTTATATTATGGCATCGCAGATAGGAACGAAGGCGGTATTGGGATCGTGGCTGTCAACGAAGAAGGGGATGACTTACACCAAGTATTCCCATTTGCCGACCGATCAGAAGGTGGCAATTCAGAAGGAATACGCAGGACGAGGGAGGAAGGTCAATGAGCCTGGACCAAGCGGTGTTGCACAAGAAGGAGCATCGACAACCGTTTAGGAAGTCGAAGAGCTTTGATCCAAGTTGCCGCAATCACGGGCGTTGCTCGTGGTGCGTGGGCAATAGAACTTATCATGACCAGAAGGCAGAATCATCTGCCGATGAACGAGAGGAACAGCATGACATCGAATAAGGAACTGTTGGCCCCAAAGGAAATGACTACGGGTGAAATAAAGAGTTTGGTTGATGAGTGGTTGGAGAAGGGTGGGAAAGTCACCCAGTGTGCTCCGAATGTGGCGCTGAATTTTCGGTCTCAGGGTGATGTGATACATCCACCCCGCCCACATCGGTTAGCGGTGGCCAAAGCCAAGTCAGCCAAAGCCGCTGAAGCGAAGGAAAAAAAGAAAAAGAAAAAGAAGAAGTAGTCTTGACAAAGGTGCTGATTTGTGGTATAATCTTTGAAATCATGAGGAGAGTCTATGCGCGGAAAGAATAAGAATCCCACCCAGGCAGAAAAAGTATTATTGGTGCTCCTGGATGGACGCCAAGTGTCCGCAGCCGAAATTAGCGGGACGCTTGGTACTGAAATCGAACTCTATAGACTGTCTTCATATTTGTGGCAGTTGGAACAGATTGGAGCAAAGATCGCACGTATCAAAGTGCATCGTAATATTGCTGCCTACCAATTGTTGAATGCTGAGGAAATGACTAAATATGCCAGGGCCCGTGGGTTGCTGCCGCCCGATGCGATTGTTCTAAGTGCCAGTGATTTTGCTGTCTCGGCTGGATAATGGTCCGAAAGAGTTTGATAGCAACCAAGCATAGTGCCGCTGCCGCTACGGCGGAAGCGTTTCGGGGCAGTTCCGATTTTGGCACATCTATCAAATAGTCGTCGGCCAGGTGGAGTCTTGTGGGGAAGTCATATTATAGTAGATTTATATGGTAATAGAATAGATAGTCAGTAATTTATCTCGGTAGATTTTGTTGTTTACTGACTTCACCCACAAGACCGTCCATCTTTATGAATGGGAACGAATATGAGCACACTAAGCGAAACTCTTGAGCGGTGCCTGAGACAAATAGAAAAGCCCACAGGGACTGCAAAGGTCAGTGCAAAGGTCACTGCATGTCAGCCTTTGATGGTTCAATCCAAATCCCTATACTTCAAAGAGGGAACGTCCGATAAGGAATATCATATTCAAATCACCCAGGTGCATCCAGCACTGTCTGAATATCTCGTGAATTTTCAATATGGTCGGCGCGGGAATACACTCAAGAGCGGATCAAAAACAGAAGCACCTGTGACTCTGGCAGAGGCTGAGGACATTTACGATCTCGTTGTGCGCGAGAAAATAGCAAAAGGATATCGGGGGTAATCGTGCGTATAGTAGCGTTTTCAGACACACATGGCTATCACAAGAAATTGACGATTCCCGATGGGGATATGTTGATCTGTGCTGGCGATTTCAGTATGCGAGCGAAGATGCACAACGTGACTGAATTTGCAAGATGGTTCAAGGCACAGCCACACCAATATAAGATTATCGTTCCTGGGAATCATGATATGTTCTGTGAAGGAAACATCTCCTGGTGTCGGACAGAGTTTGAGCCTGCTGTATTGCTGAATCACGAAGAAAAAGAAGTGGCTGGGTATCGTGTCTTTGGTTCGCCCTATTCCAGTGCCATTCACGATCCTTCCGATTGGTCCTTTGACTATCCTCCAGGTGGCCGTAAGTCAAAAGAATTGTGGGACTTCATTCCCAGTGGTATTGACATTTTGATTACTCATGGACCCCCAAAAGGCATCCTCGATCTTGTGAGATTTCCAGCATACGGTGAAGATCCTCATGTTGGTGATGCGAATCTCTTGGAGAACGTGAAGCGAGTCCTACCACGAATCCATCTGTTTGGACATATCCATGAGGGATCTGGATCGTACACAGCCGATACCTGGACCACGAAGTTTTACAATACTTGCATTTGTGACGTGCGATACGATCCCACAAATCCAGTGACCGTGATTGATTTTTAATAAAGGAGACTTATGCCCCAATACCTCGTACAGAATTCAGAAACAAAGGTCGTGAGTGAATTACCTCTCATGACGTGGAATGATTTTCAGAAGTTTCTCAGTGAGAATCCTACGTATACCCCAGCACTGACCAAACCTGCATATGTGAAAGTCAACTAACCATGCCAAACTACGATATCAAGTATAAACCAACGGGCGAAATCACCGAACGCACCTTGACAATTGCCGCTTTGGAAGAATTACTCAAAGATCCTAATTATGAGGTGGCCTTTCTTACTATGAATATTGGAGATCCTGTAGTCCTGGGGTTTCATCGTCCTCCCAGTGACTTCGACAACTACGTTTTGGCTCCTATTGAAAAAAGATATAACGATGGCAAAAGGCGCGAAACGAGATTCGGGCGAAAAAGCCAAAATGTTTGAACACGTCACTATCCCAGGGCTGAAATTCGAACTGCCAGCCTTCACCACTTCAGATGGACGGTGGTACAAGACACCGGAAGGAAAACGATACCCATCCGCCTCGACGATTTCAGGCCTCTTGAACCGAGACGTAATTGCCAAGTGGCGAGCGAGAGTGGGGGCTGAGGAAGCAGACCGAAAGACCAAGCGTGGGGCAGATCGCGGCACGTATATCCACTTACTGTGTGAAAAATACCTTCTCAACACTATGACATTGCGAGAGAATTTGGGCATGATGCCCACCATGAAGGAACTCTACCTTCAACTCAAAAAAGAATTTGACAAACACATCACGAAGGTGTATGCTGTAGAACAGGCTCTATATTCAGACCGACTGCGGATTGCAGGGCGCACGGATGCGGTGGTTGTGTGGGATGGTGAGATCGTCATCCTCGATGTGAAGACTTCGGGCTATATTAAGCCGGTGGAGTGGATCACCAACTACTTTGTCCAGACCGCCTCGTATGCAGAAATGTTCGAAGAACGCACCGGCATTCCCATCAAGAAGGTAGTGATTGCGACTGCGGTAGAAGATACGGGATTTCCATCGGTTCATGTGAGGGACAAAGAGGAATATCTACCGATCCTCGATAAGTGTCTTGCGGAATACTACAAGGAGGCATAATGAACAGGTTTATTTTCATTGGCATTCTCTGTATCGTGAGTTTTCTCGCATTTCCACTCTCAGATGAACGTACCGAATTGGTAGATCTATCACGAACGGAACTGGTTGAACGCAATTTCAATGTTGTCAAAACTATTCGTGAAGAAAAATGTTTGACTCAAGCGATTTACTACGAAGCGGGAAACCAGGGTGAACTGGGTAAAGAAGCCGTGGCGCTGGTCGTCATGAATCGAGTGGGACAAAAACACAGACCCAATACCGTGTGTGGTGTGATAACCCAGGCTTTGGTAGTTAATGATCGAAAGATTTGCCAATTCTCATTCTGGTGTGAGAACAAATACAAGCCCAACAAAGAAAAGTGGAACGAATCGCAACAAATCGCACATAGGGTATTGCAATCTTACTGGAAAGGTGCTATAATGTCACAATATAGCACTGCCGTTTACTATCACGCGGATTATGTGAAGCCGAAGTGGCGAAAGCAGAAGGTCTTCCTTGGAAAGATCGATAACCATTTATTCTATGGGGAGAAGCCGTGAACCATGATACGTTCATGAATTGTGTCTACTATGTGATTGTGGCAGTGATGGTGAGTATTACGTTTTATTCGGTGTCGAAGTTGGTGCATTTTTTCTTTCAACATTATTCATATTAAAGGAGTGATATTATGGCCAAGACAGTAGTATTGGTGGAGAATTTGACAGAGGAAGAACGGACACGGTTGGTTAAGGCACTGAAGGACACTTCAGACAGCCGCACCCGCGTTGAGGCTGAGGGCGAATACTCACGCGAAGTGGTGAAGAAGATCGCGGAGGATTTGAAGCTCACGAAGAAGCTGGTGAACAAGATGGCCAAGGTCTACCACAAGCAGAACTTCGAAGAAGAAGTGGCCGAGCATGAGCAGTTTGAGCAATTGTACAAGATTGCGGTGAAGTGATGCCCAAGTCTGAGATTGAACTGGATGATTATGAAGCCGTAAATCTCCTCTCGGTGCTTCGTGCATCAGGGATCAGTGATTGTTATATGGGAGAACAAATGCCCCAACCCAATCCGCTGGAAGTTCTCAATTCTGGCGATTGGATTGGACAGATCATTCGGAAATTGGAGAAGCGCCTGGATATGCTTCCCGATCAATCCGTGTCCACATTCCATTCGAAGCACTTTGGAATCATGTGGCCCAATAAATCACCACAGGAATATGTGGTGAGTGCATTAGCAAAGGTCCCCCATGCCAACAAAGGATGAGATGCGAATATGGTGCTTATCCTTGCGGGAGTATTGTGCTCACAAAAAGGTTGGGTTGTGGGAAGGACTTCAATTGTATTGCGAGCAGCTTGGAGTGGAACATGAATCGGCAGCATCCCTGCTTACGGCTGATATCCTTGCTGATCTTGAAATAGAAGTAGCAGATTTGAATCTCTTGAAAAAGCGGGGTGCGAAATCGGGTCGCTTGCCGATCTAGGAGTGATATGACTGGTTATGATGCGTGTTGTCTCTTTCGGGCGATGAAGTTGCACTTTGCTCCTGGGAAATATGATTTTTTCAAGTACCAAGGCAAGGCGAGATGTATTACCTCAGAGGCATTTGAACACCACAGAGATAGATGGTCCTTCCGTAAGCTTGCCAAACTCTATCCTACTGATGATGGGTTGAAGTTTTTTCTTGCGGCAAACTTCTTTGAATGTGATGTGAACTGGGTGAGGGACCTTCTCTCAGAAGAATCAAACCGAGTCTATCTTGAGAAAAGGCGCATTCAAGAATCACTGGAGTATATTGTAACCGGTGATATCGGATATCTCTTTGAACACGACTTCAAGAGTCTCTTCAAAGTTGTGAATGGTGAGTATCCCCAGGTATTGACTATGACACTCCAGAAGGCCATCCATAAGGAAACTCTGATTGTCCTGAATAGCGTGATGGGGTTCTTTCCGGTGTGGGAACGAAAGGTTGCCGATACGATCATTTTTCCAACATTCAAACACAAGTGCATCCGCTACGCTCCGTTCCTGAATATCGATGTCAAAAAGTTTCGAGAGGCCTTGCTATTGAAGTTGTCCTCAACTAAATAGTAGTGTCAGATACGCGGTTCCATACGAGGTTTTATATAATCACATATATTAGGAGGTTTTATGTCCACTACCCCCATGAGTTTTTCTGCGTTGAAACGGTCTCGCGGCTCCATCGAGCAACTGACCAAAGCCATCCAATCCGCCTCAGAATCTAGGAAAGATGATGAGCGGTTCTGGCAACCCACGGTCGATAATGCTGGAAATGGTCACGCGGCCATTCGTTTTCTCCCTGCCCCACCACAAGATGGTGAAGAGGGATTGCCATGGGTGAGAACATTCTCACATGGGTTCAAGGGTCCAGGTGGTTGGCTGATCGATTTGTGCCCCACCACCTTACAGGGAAAGTGTCCAGTCTGTGAAGCGAACAGCAAGCTGTGGGAGACTGGTATCAAGGCGAATAAAGATATCGCCAGTAGCAGAAAGAGAAAGCTCTACTACACGGCGAATATCTACATCGTCACAGATCCTGCCAATCCTGAGAACAATGGCAAGGTGCGCTTATACAGGTTCGGAAAGAAAATCTTCGATAAGATTTATGCGAAGATGCACCCAGAAGAGGGGTTTGGTGAGAAGGCCTATATCCCATTCGATTTGTGGGAAGGTGCCACGTTCCGATTGAGAGCCCGTAAAGTGAGTGGTCAGAGAAATTATGATGATAGTGATTTCGCCGCGCCCAGTCCCATTTCAACAGATGAGGCGAAGATCGAAGAGATTTGGAAGTCTGAATATGGACTCAAGGAATTCTTGAATCCTGAGAATTTCAAGAGCTATGAACAGATCAAGAGTCGATTTGCTTTGGTTGTTGGAAGTGCGGCAGCGGTTTCTACCGCCGATCAAGCTGGTTCACAGGGATTCTCAGATGCTGATGTTGGGATGACCCCACCGGCAAAGAGTGCAGCAGCAACAGTGTTGCTTCCTGGTGAAGATGACGCCGATGCGGATTATGACCACTTTAAGAGTCTAGTAGACAGCTAATCATTCGCTGTCAAGCTACTATAATGCTGTGGAGTCTTCGGGCTTCACAGCATTATTAGTTTTAGGATGTAGCAAGGGAGCGATTGACTTGACGAATCCAACTCGTCTCATCTTTGTGTGCGGGAGCCATGCTCTGGTGAATAGTGCTTTGGTTTGTGGTGATATTTTTTACATTATTATTTACCACATTCGCATTAGTAGCAGGAGCGGCCCCTGTCCCAACTTCTGCATTGCGCTTTCTCTCATTCGCATTCGTAAGTTGCTCCCCCGTGATTGGCTGTCCAAGTGTCTGATTTTCCTGTGGACTCAACTCCGTGGGTGCTGATGGGAGCCCAACATTAGCCAAATCCGCTGCCTTATTCGTTATATCCTTCTGCAAGGCATCCATGTTAGGTTCTGGTGGGGTAGTGTCTTGAGCAAGAGTAACGGGAGTGGGAGCCGTATCTTCTTTTTTCGTTTCACCTGACAACATATCTTTGACGCCCTGTGTGACCATTGGGACCAGGTTCGCCATATGGCTGAATCTGTCTGGATCATTTTCTGGGGTCACCTTTTCTTCACCCTCTTTCGAATAAATCTCTGAATACACATCACGAATCACGCTGGCCACAAGGAATGGAAGACCAGCAATGGGGACACCACCAAGACCCTCCAAAACTGCGCCTGTCATATCACCCTGGGCAAGTTTTTGACTAGCAAAAATTAATCCTGCGGCTACGGATGCGAGACCAAGAGTACCAGTACCAGCAATTTGTGCAGCGCCCTTCGTGACGATTTTTGGAATCGATTTCTTGAGGATGGCCTTTATGGCACCCTCTGTCAATTCGGGTGCAGCTTTTTTCGCTATTGCTGTGGCACCATGTGCTACGGCACCTTTGGCACCATGCTCCATTGCGCCTTTTATAGACTCCAATCCTTCTCCAACCTTCACACCAGTCTCAAGCGCCTTCGCCGCATGTGCACCGGTCTTTATGGCTTCTTTGCCACCTGCTTTGGCGAGTTTGGTAGCATCTTCCCCCACTTCAACAGCTTTACCTGCTATTTTTCCACCCAACCCAAGTGCTTTTAATCCTAGTGGTCCCAACATTTTGAGTCCATCGAGGATCAGTAGAGAGAGTTTGGCTATCGCTGCGCCGATTAATTTGAGTGGGTCTAGCAATTTTCCCAAGAGTCCACCAAACTTCGCCGCCGCAATACCCAATAGACCAAACCACCCCATGATGGTCTCCATCCAGCTTTTGGTGGGTTTGCCTGTCACATCTTTCGTGACTTGGGTGGGCATGTCTCGCTTATGAAACTTATGCTTTTCCAGTTCGGCTTCATCGTGTAAAAATTCAAGATGATCGGCCTGCTTTTGTGCAAGATCCACCCCCTTTTGCTCAAATCCTTCTATTGTAGT